AATCGAAACAAATATTTCTATTCACCGTCGTCGGAGTTATATTTCACGTATCATAATCAAGTCCGGTATTCGTTAATCAACGAAGACGAGATTCATCACCGGATTCTCGCCGACATTACAGCAAACGCCGCCAACGTGAATACGAATAGCGCAGTCACCGCATGGAAATACAAAATCAAAAATCGTATTATCAAGAGTATCCAATCCCGCGATATTCTCTCATCCATCCCTGAATCCCGCACCATCCAAAATGTCATCGGGCTGCTTTACCCGGCACTCTTCCGGACGCGCGATCATGCCAAGTATTTTCTCACAATTCTCGGCGATGTTCTTCTTAAAAAAACCGCGCCCCTCATCTATTTTGTCCCTCTTATCGCAAAAGATGTCATTAAGGATCTCGGCAGCGAATGTTATGGTTTATTCGGGTCTTTTGCAACTACATATACTACCGCATTCAAATTCAAATATTATGAACATAATTATAAAGACTGTCGGATTGTTGATATTCACGTGCCTATCGTGGCAGCGACAGCGACGGCGACAGCGACGGCGACGACAACGGCGACATTTTCACGAAACTCCGGTGTGCGTCTCTCGCATATGCCCGAACTAAAATCGGCCATCATCGACTTATTATGTGTCGCCGCCCATTACTCACACCGGTTTGGTAGTGCAGACGACTTCTTACGCCTCCACTGTAAAACACCCGAGGTGAGCGCACACGCATGGTTTTTGCGCGACCGAACCGACCAGCAAATCATTAAAGAGTTCATAGATTATACGACCGAACCAGCGTCATCAGACCATGAAATATCTATGACGAATATGCTCTATCTCTGGAAAATATATCTCTCGGAGTTTCGTTTACCAAGTATGTTTTTTGCTGCGACGTTGCGTGCGAAGTTGGCGGAGTATACTACCACTACCACTACCAGTGGCGCAGGGACGGCCGCGATAGACGTAATCCCGAATCGCACCAGCAAGTATCTTCCCGTCGTAAGCCAGTTTCGCCAATTTTGGACCGAGAATTGTTTCACCGATGACCGAGAAATCGAGCTGGAAATCGACGAGATTTCAACCCTATTTAATGAATACTCGACATCAGGCGCAGAAGTGGCGCCCGTAAACGATGCAATCCTCCTAGGTATGCTCCGCCATTTTTACCCTGACGTCATTATCGAAGACGATAAATATATACTGAATGTCGGTTGTAAATTATGGAATAAAGCCGCCGAAATAAATGCTTACCTAGAACAATTTAAAGAGCTGTGCGTGGCGAACCATCATTCATTTCCGCAACCGTTATATAACGCATATGAGTTTTACTGTGGAAAGTGTTACTCTACCGCGAAGCGACGTATTATCAGCAAACGGTATTTTGAGAAGTATTTCATGGAAGAATACGCAGATTACATCGATGAAAATGGAATGATTACGATGAAGTGGTGGTCAGCCGACTACGACGCCGATCACGCCGATGACGCCGATGACGCCGACGCAGAGACAGCAATCATGTCATAAAAGTTATACAAAATATCCCGCGTCGCGTCTAATGCTTCCGGGTGAAACATCACGCCATACACGCAGTTTTTTGCGAATTCGAAAGCACACGCATGGCGGCGTCCATCACGAAACTTCGTAATCCACGCAATCTCTCGAACACACACCGACGACGACGACGACGACGGCGGAGCTACCGGAAGTTCATGAAAATAAAAATATGCGTTTATGCCACGCTCATGCCCTTTGAAAATACGATGTCTCGAGAGATTGACGCTATGCGGCCCCGTCCATAATGTATTATAGGATGTAAGTGAACCACCGTAATATAACATCAAAACCTGACACCCATGACATATACCGAGCACAGGTGTTTTCGGAAAATGATACAAGTAATAAAGCTCAAGTGTGAGTTCGGGCTGCTGTGTATGTGACTTAACGCGAAAACGTGCTCCTGGTATGATCAACCCGCGTATGTCGGTGCGCTCAACTACCGCAGGGTCGCATCGACGCGTAACGATATACGGAATCTCTCGTTGTTTGAGAGATTGATATAACTCCCGTAGTTTATTGGCATGGTTCGGTATTTCGCGTGTAACAATAAGAAGCATTACAACAACGACACAACGACACAACGACACAACGACACAACGACTAATATAATCATATATAATAATTACGATTATATCGATTATATCGATTATATCGATTATATCGATTATGACTACAAAGAAGAACCATAATGCGCCGCGACTGTCCGGTTGATGCCTCGCATGCCGCCGGCACCTCCTTCCAGTTTCACAATTCGCCCACTCTCAATAAAGATTTTCACAGGAAATGTCGCCGCAAATTCGGAGTCATGCGTGACAACAATCATCGTCGTCTTCTTCGACATCTCTTGAATCATCTGAGTAACATATTTCTTATGAAACGCATCCACCGCAGCCGTCGGCTCGTCCATAATTGTAACTGGTTTGTTGCTCAAGTAGCTTCGCAATAAGTAAATAATCTGCCGCTGACCGCCGCTGAGATTTTCACCTCTCGAACCCGCCATCGTATCAAGCCCCTGCGGTAGTTTCTTAAATACGTTCATGATTTTCAAACGGTCTAGAATATCGATGACATCTTCCTTTGGCGTATCTGTCCCGTAACATATATTATCGATGACAGACCGATTGAACAATACCACTTTTTGAGAGACGATCGATAATTTGCTTCGCAGGTATTCGCGGTCGATATTACGAATATCCTCCCCATCGAATAGAATTTGACCCTCGATTGGCTTAAAAAATCCAGACAAGAGTTTGATAATCGTGGATTTACCGCTTCCGTTTGTTCCGATGATTGCGACACGGTCGAGCGGTTTGATTTTAAAAGAGACATTATCGAGAGTTTTCTTACGGTCTTCGGCGGTTTTGACCTCACTCGAATTGGGGTATTGAAACGATACATTTCTGAATTCAATATGTCCGGTGATAGGAACGTTTGTAAGTGCTTTCGCACCCGCCGCCGCCCCCGACGCTCCTGACGTCGCGTCATCAACCAATAACTGACGTATATTGTTTTCATTTTCTGCGAGCTTACCATACTCCGCGATCACGAGAATACTTTGCTGTGAAGCAGTCTTGATATATCGAACAAAAAACAACATGATAATGATGATTTTGATCGTGGATATACTATCGATGGATTTGGACTTATACAACCGAAGGATGACATATACATAAGCAACAAGTATGAGTGTCACGATAATCGACATGGCATATCCGCCCTTGGATGTGCTCCATAATTGCGTTTCGTGTGCGTCGTCATAGACACTATGCTGTTGTGTGAGGTATTCCTTCTCATCTTTGACTTTTTTACTACATATAATACTAATCGAATTACTCAGGACATCATCGATATTCGACATCAGATTCTTCTCTTCGTTCTCTCGTTGTTCTGACGTATTTTTCGTATCTAAAAGAATATAATAATACAAAATGAAAAATGCGATGAATACGAGCAACGTCATACCGCCTATCGGCGGATTCAAATAAATGACATACCCGATTATCACCACGCTAGTAAGGACGAATGTGATGACCCAATACATAAATTGCCCAGTAATTGATGTGACGGTATTCGGTATCTTTAGTGCTTTAATCATATGGTTAGAAATGTCCTCCTTTTCATAATTCACCTCAATATTTTTGAAGATGAGGTCGATGAGTTTGAATCGGATGAATTTCTCCATCATCGGATAATAGATTTTGTCGAAGTAGTTGCTAATCATATACACGGTATCCACAAAGATGCTTAAACCCGCGATTTTCAGAAGAATCGTGATGGATTTACTGTATTCAAGGCCGTTGATCGCACCTGTAAAATTGGAAAATAGGTCTGACAACACAATCATTTCGATTGGATTACATATGAGTGTCGTAATGATCGTAATAAATACCCATATTTGATTTTCTTTCAAGAACTCGAATATATATCCTGTAATGATTTGGTTGTCCATCGTGTCGATGATGGACGGGGTGTCTAATGTGATATATTTTGAATTACAATACTATTATTATAATGAAATATAATAGTAATATACAAACTGATGACGAATAATCGTCAGTAGCGGATTTAACTCCTGCTAGGCGTCTTCACGAGACGAGAACGACGGCCTGTCTTGGAATTAATCTTGACCGCACCGAACTTCCCCTTGCGGGCGGTGTAGCCATACTTGCGCAGACGGTTCTCCTTCTTTGCGGTAGCGTGCTTCTTGGCGCTCACAATACGGCCGTGCTTGTTGAACACGAGTTCGCTCTTGGTAAGACCACCGGGGGTCTTGTATGCGGTATCATGCCACACTTGGGCGCGAGAACCCTCTAACATTTCATACTTCTTGCCTTTGACGTGGTAAAATCCATCATCGTGGCGGTCTAGTCGTTTCACCATTTTACTAAATCTTTCGTTATAACTTATCATTAGAAAAAATCTAAAATCTGAATCTAAAATGAATTCGTTATGGGTGCGCCAAAGCCACCTGGCGCGCCATTCCAGCGTCCAAAACGGTTGATATTATTTACGGCATACACCTTTTTCACATTCTTTGTTTCGGTTGCGACGCGGATATTTTGTGCATAACGCATCTTCTTCGTAATATTTGTGTTATTGGTAGAAGTCGCCATTCCCGCCGTTGGATTTGTAATCGTCGGGCATTTAAAATATGGAACCCGAATATCGTTATTTTGATTGTTAATGACAACTGGGTTTCCAGATGCGTCAAATTGAACGAGTGCGTCGTTGATACGGTAGATATCGCTACATGTGAGACCCATGCCGAACGTTGTCCGGTATCGTGGTGCGGTCATGATATGTCTCTAAAGATACATACCCAATCCAAAATAAAATTGAACATGAGTTAAACATATTGTCTGAATATACTATACCCATCTCTTACACAAGAATCGAGTTCATGCCTCCTAAATCTGTTGTTGCTGCCGGTGCTGCTGTTACCGACCTCACCAAGTATCAGAAAATGACAGATATTGAGCATATTCTCAAGAAGCCAGACACTTATATCGGAACGATCGAACCGACGGACACGATGGAATACGTAATGGACACGGTGATGTCGTCGGGCTCTGATGATGATGATGTTAAAGAAGGTGTCGCCACCGCCGCGCCGATGCTCACCCGACGCAACATCACGTATATCCCCGGTCTCTACAAGCTTTTCGACGAAGGAATGGTGAATATGCGCGACCATGTCGTGCGCCAAGCCCAAGCTGTCGCCGATGGTAAACCCGACACACTTCCCGTCACCACTCTCGAAGTCGAAATCGACCCTGCCGACGGAACCATTCACATGACAAATGACGGTAATGGTATCGACGTCGCACAGCACCCTGAACATAAACTCTGGATTCCCGAGATGATTTTCGGCCATCTTCGCACATCAACAAACTACGACCAGAACAAGAAGGAGAAAATCGTCGGCGGGAAGAACGGGTTCGGATTCAAACTTGTCCTCATTTGGTCGGTCTGGGGACGCGTGGAGACCGTCGATCACATCCGCGGACTAAAATACGTCCAAGAATTCAAGAACAATCTCTCGGAAATCATGCCGCCAATCGTGACCAAGTCCAAAGTGAAGCCTTATACTCGTGTCAGTTTCCGCCCAGATTACGCGCGATTCGGTCTAGCAGCCAACAACCTCACCGCAGACATGGCCGCGCTTTTCCTAAAACGCACCTACGATATTGCGGCCGTGACGGACAAGACTGTGAAAGTGAAATACAACGGTGCGCTTGTTCCGGTGCGTCATTTTCAGCAGTATGTCGATTTGTATATTGGCGCGAAGGGGGGCTCGGGTGCGGGTGCGGATGGTGGCGGTGGTGGCAGCGTGAAACGCATCTACGAGAACCCCGACCCTCGTTGGGAGTATGTTGTCTGCTTAACAACCACCGATGAATTCGCACACATCTCATTCGTCAACGGAATCTACACTCCGAGAGGAGGAAAACATGTTGAATACATTACCAACCAAATTGTCCGTAAGCTCGCCGAAGTCATCAAGAAAAAGAAGAAAGTCGATGTCAAGCCGAATACCATCAAAGAACAACTCATGCTTTTCCTGCGTTGTGATATCGAGAACCCGTCATTCTCCAGCCAGACCAAAGACGAGCTCGGCACCGCTGTCGCGAATTTCGGGTCATCATGTAAAGTGAGCGACGAGTTCATCGAGAAACTCGCGAAAATGGGCGTGATGGATGCCGCGTGTGCGCTGACCGAAGTCAAAGACACGAAAGCCGCGAAGAAAACCGATGGCGCGAAAACCCGCACAATCCGCGGAATCCCCAAACTCATCGACGCGAATTATGCTGGCTCGCCTGACAAATCCGCGCAATGCACCATTATCCTTTGTGAGGGTGATTCAGCCAAAGCCGGTATTATCAGCGGATTGAGTAAAGAAGACCGGAATTATATCGGTGTGTATCCGATGAAAGGCAAGCTCTTCAACGTTCATGGTGAGACGACGAAACGCATCTCGGAGAATCGTGAGATTGCGGAAATCAAACAGATTCTCGGCCTTGAAACCGGAAAGACCTACACTCCTGCCGATGTCGCCACGCGGCTGCGTTATGGAAAGGTGCTCTTCATGACTGATCAGGATTTAGATGGTGCGCATATTCAAGGTCTTGGTATCAACCTTTTCCAGACGGAGTGGCCATCGCTTACAAAGATACCGGGTTTCATCGGGTTCATGAATACACCGATTCTGAAAGCACGTCGCGGGGCGCAAGAAGTCCTCTTTTACAACGACGGCGAGTTTGAAGCATGGAAGAAGCAATTCCCCGACGCGGTCGTCCCCGCAAGTTGGCATACGAAATATTATAAAGGTTTAGGCACGAGCACCGGGAAGGAGTTCAAGGAATATTTCGAACAGAAGAAGACCGTAGCGTTTGTTCATACAGGAAAGGAAAGCGACGACCATCTTGATATGGCATTCAACAAGAAACGCGCGGATGACCGAAAGGAGTGGTTGGCGAATTATTCGCGCGAAGCGTTTCTCGATACTTCGAAGCCGGAAATCCCTTATGAAGAGTTCATCGACCGCGGCCTGATTCACTTTTCGATTTACGACAACGAGCGTTCGATTCCGAATTTGATGGATGGACTGAAAATCTCGCTGCGTAAGATTCTGTATGCGGCGTTCAAGAAGGGCGGCCTCAAAACGGAAATCAAGGTTGCGCAGTTCAGCGGGTATGTATCAGAGCATTCGGCGTATCATCATGGTGAGGCGAGTTTGAATGATGCGATTGTGGGAATGGCGCAGAACTTTGTAGGGAGCAATAATATTAACCTACTCGAACCGAATGGTCAGTTTGGGACCAGAGGTTCGGGGGGGCGAGACAGCGCGAGTGAAAGATACATCTTCACACAACTCAACAAGCTGACGCGACTCATCTTTCGCCAAGAAGACGACGCCATCTTGTCGTATATCAACGACGACGGTCAAATGGTAGAGCCGACGTATTACGCACCAGCGATTCCGATGATTCTCGTGAATGGAAGTAAAGGAATCGGAACCGGATTTAGCACGGATGTCATGCCGCATCATCCGCTTCAAATCATCGCTTATATTCGGGCGATGCTCGCAGCAACACCAGCGACCGACCGCCCTGTCATCGAGCCCTACTTCAAAGGATTCAAAGGAACCATCAAGAATATCGCGGCTCCGGCTTCCGCCTCCGCCTCCGCCTCCGCGACCTCTGGTGCTCCGGCTTCCGCCTCCGCGACCTCCGCGACCTCTGGTGCTCCGGCTTCCGCCTCCGCGACCTCCGCGACCTCTGGTGCTCCGGCTTCCGCCTCCGCGAAATATCTCATCAAGGGCACCTACGAAATCATCGCCGACCGTAAAGTCCGTATTACCGAGCTCCCGATTGGAACATGGACGGATGATTATAAAGTATTCTTGGAGAAGTTGATGGACACGCCCGCGGCGGCGTCGGACAAAGACAAAGGCACTGACAAGTCAGCAGCTGCGACTACCCCCGTCCTCAAAGAATACATCGACATGTCAACCGACACCGTTGTAGATATTACTGTAACGTTTCATCCATCGTATCCACATACACCGAAGGAACTTCAAGCCGCGGTCATCGATCCCGACGCTGGAACGAACAAACTGGAGAAACTTCTCGCTCTATTCACGACGCAAAGCACGACGAATATGAATCTCTTCGATGCGCATGAGAAACTCCGGAAATACGCGACCATCTACGACATCATCGAGGATTATTACACCGAACGTCTCGCACTTTACGCCAAGAGAAAGGCGGCGATGCTGGCACAACTTGCGAATGAACTGCGCGTCCTTACCAACCGTGCGCGATACATCCAAGAAATCTTAGACGACAAACTGGAACTGCGTCGTCAAACCAAAGAGGCGATTTACGCGAAGATGACCGACCATGGCTACGAACACATCGATGGCGACGTCGAATTCAAGTATCTGCTGAAAATGCCGATGGATAGTGTGACAGATGAGAATGTAAAGAGCCTTCTCGCAGAGCGTGACGCGAAACGTTCGCAACATCAGGGACTCGCGGATACATCGATTCAAGCATTATGGACCAAGGACATGGATGAATTAGAACAGGAGTATAAGAAGTGGATCGCGGCAGGAGAGGCGGCGACGACGACGTCGTCAAGCAAGACTACAGGAGCAGGCGGCGGCGGTGGCGCTGCGGCACCAGCAAAAAAGAAGATGGTTGTGAAGAAAGTGTAATATATAATCGAATCGAAAAGGTGCGCTGCGTATTCTCCGTAATAAAATAATAAAAATAATAAAATAATTGTAATAATTACATTATTGAAAATTATTGTAAATGATTATTTTATTATTGTTTTTTTTACTTCCGTTGTTTCTATATATAATACTAGTGATATGTTCATGGACAGCAGAAATACTTTATAATAAAAGTTCATCATCATTATCATCATCATTATCGACAACAATGACAAGTCTAGTGAAACAATATAATTTTCGTGAAGAAGTTGTAGATATTTCTGGTATCATGATACACAGCGTAATAAAAGAACCAACCGGTGTTATCTCCAGTCATCGCGATGATGTATTTGTATTTATTCACGGAACAGGGAGTTCGTCGGTAATATTTTTCGACCAAATGAACCAACTTCCAAGTCACGTCAAATGCGTTGCCATCGATTTACCATCATTTGGTATAAGTGGCGATATCGATATATACATGTATCCAACAAATAAAGAATTGTTTATTCATTATGCGAATGTTATTGGACAAACACTACAAAAAATGGACATACTTCATAAGACAACTCTTGTCGGTTATTCACTCGGCGGATTTCTATCTGTTCATGTTGCCGCGAGGTACGCAATCAAAAACTTATTCTTAATATCTCCAGCCGGTATTCTTCCCACCCTCGGCGTATGGGGATATTATTGGGCTATATTTTTCAAACTTGGATTACCCAGCACTATATTTAACCTTCCACTCATATCACGTATCGGTATTGATAATATTATTAGCAAATTTTTTAATGATGATTCATTATTAACAACACAATTTTGGTTATATTATTATTCGAATCCACGTAATAAGGGGCATCAAATATTACAAAGGGCAATTACAATTACCCCGTGTTATTCGTATTGGAATACACCAACATTTCCATTACTTATAGAACTATGTAAAAAGATACCTACGACTGTGTGTTTTGGCCTAAAAGACACGATTTGTCCATCACATATTGGTTCTTTTTTGAAGTATGTTTCGTGTGGTAAGATTATGATACATAACATTCGTGATGCGAATCATAATCAGTGTGTAAATACGGCAGAGATGACCAAACTGTTGAATTCGATTTTAGATAATCAAGACAATCAACACAAAGGAACAACCAGTTTAACAATACACAAACCGAATAATACGACGTTTCATAGAGGTTGTAAAGGTTATTCATATCCATCACTCACAAAAACACAAAACTCAATAGACCAAATATACAAATATTTACTGACAAATACTACATAATATTAGATTTATTTATGAACCGTTTTATCCATCTATGAATCTAAAACCACGGCTTCAACTCTAGCGTCTTATGCTTGTAATCCGAGAAATTAGGGTGAGCCATCGGCGTATACATGTTGCTGACATCACGCTTATACTGAATATATCCCTCTGCTTCGCCATGAACACGAGGCACACAATATTCAAATACTAACTCATTCAACTCGATAATCTGCTCACGGATATCGGTGGGAGCGTTGGCGGCGTTCTGAAGGTAAATCGTGCGCATGATGATGCGCAGAGTATCACAATCCTGTTCGCCAATCACATACTTGCCACGCGACCGCTGATATACACCAGCACGAATACCGTTTTGAATAATCTGCATATTCTCTTTACTGAAGAATGCGTTCGAGAGAGGTGTGTTTTCCCATATACCATTCAGCGCATCACGGTAAGTCACGCACTGATGAACGGGGTTTTTATCATACAGAGCGAATTGGTCTTGGATAGGGGGAGTCAAGATATCCAGCCGGCCATTTTTAGGTTGTCCGATAAATGTTTCTTCAGGGAAAGCACGATAATCAAAACGATTCATATGAACGAACGAATATACGCTAAATAACGTTGTTGTATAATGTATAGATATTATATCATTACTATATATAGCGTATTCGTATATTCTGTAATATTATGGATTTTACTTCAAGTTCAAAAAATGTTGGTTCATCCGCATTCGGAAGTTCCGGTAATGGTTCTGCTAGCAGCACACCAGGCAACAGTGTGTTTAGCAACTTTTCCAGTCTTTCAATACAAAAAATGGTATTATTACTCGCAGTCATCGCATTTATAATATCGATTGGCACGGTCGCGATTCTACTCTGGAAGTCAAAGAGTAGTCAAAAATGGCCACCTGAGGTCGCAAAATGCCCTGATCGTATGGAATTTGACGGTTCAAAGTGTGTAGATAACTACGGGTTATTAGGAAGCACTGTTGTTCAAGCCCCAAGTGAAGACAACTGCACTAATTTTACAAATAGTATGAACCTGAAATATAGCGGTCCAGGGCTAAATGCGGTGGATGACGGTGGTTATATTCCATGGGAAGGTGTCATCGATGGTCAAAAGTCACGTGCTAGTTCTTTGAAATGTTTAATGTAACACACACACACACCACACACGCCAACTATGACAAAATATATTGTAATGTATTATGTCATACTATATGTCATACTATGACGCGATATTTACATACGGTAAGCACCGGGTGCGGCACCAGAAGCCTGCTTGGCAACCGCTGGCAGAGAGTCAGAAGGAGCACCCAAACCATAAGTTCCTGCCTTCATGTTGCTCGTCACACACATCGAGTAGAACAGACGTGTCTGGAAATACATAAGGGCATATACCAAAATCATCAAGAATGAATAAACTCCACTCATTAGCGTGATTTTCCCCCTAAATAAGAGCACCAGCGACGAAACAAAGCCTAACGCAGCAACTGCCAAGAAAATAAAATTCACGACAGTAAGCCAATAAAACAACAGACAATAGTCCTTGTCAAGAGGAGCAAATAGTTCTTGGATTGCGTTCATTCTCTCAATAATGGTCGTTATAACATATAAACATAAAAAATATATTTACATAAGACATACATGGATAATTATACCACGTTTTTGGGTCGCGAAACCATCTATAACAATATACGAGATTTCCTAGCATCTTTCCAAAAAAACAAATCCGATCTTACATTCAAACGAGGTATTTATATCTATGGCGATCCCGGTTCAGGCAAAACCGAATTCGTGGTTCGACTACTAAAAGAACTCGATTATGATATGGTGAAATATGACGCGGGCGATATTCGAAATAAGTCGATCATCGAATCGATTACACAACATAATATCTCGGATAAAAACATCATGTCGATATTTCAACGTAAGGTTAAAAAAATCGTTGTAGTTATGGATGAGCTTGACGGAATGAATAACGGTGATAAGGGCGGAATTACGTCACTTATTAAACTCATTCGTCCTAAAAAGACGAAAAAACAGAAACTAGAAGAAGTAACGATGAACCCAATCATTTGTATTGGAAATTACCATATCGACAAGAAAATCAAAGAACTGATGAAAGTGTGTTATGTCTACGAGTTGAAAACACCGACAGTTACGCAAATGTCGAATATTATCGACATGAAGTTGCCAGCGATTGACGCGGTGATGCGAAAAAACATCATCACATTCGTTCAAGGTAATCTTCGTAAGCTTAATGCTGTAATTGAAATGAGTAAAAAATCAAATACGATACTCGCGAATAATATTCTTCATGCGATATTTCAGCCGAAAACCTATAACGAAGACATCAAAAAAATAACCGAAAAATTAATGAATACCGAATATCCGATTTCCGAACATAATATTCTAATCAACGAAACAGACCGCACCACAATTGGTCTTCTCTGGCATGAAAATATCATCGATTTATTTGAAAAGATGCCAGTTCATGTGTCGGCGCCTTTTTATAAAATCGTATTAGATAACATATGTCAAGCGGATTATTTTGACCGTATCACATTTCAAAATCAGATTTGGTTATTTAATGAGCTGTCGTCCCTTATCAAAACATTCTACAATCATCATTTGTTTCACAAATCATTCCCCAAAAAGGCGCGGTTTCATCCTACCGAAGTGCGATTTACGAAGGTTTTAACAAAATATAGCACCGAATACAATAATCAGCTTTTCATACAGAATTTGTGTATTCAACTGTCGATGGACCAAGACGATTTATTCACATTTTTCATGACACTAAAAAAACAGTATGCTGAAGAGGATATTCCGCGCATTTTAGAAATGTATGAAATCACGAAATTGGACATCAATCGTATGTATCGGTATTTAGACAAATATATGGAAAAATCTATAGTAGTTGACAACGAAGAAGATGATATATATGGCGGCGAAGTTGATAATCAATATGATTCTGTCTTACTAGAATGAAACATCGGAACGGAACGGAACAGAACGTATTATGCGTTTGAATAATACGTAAAAGATATAATCAGTATTTAGAAATAATTATTATTGATGGGTGCGTCTATTTCATTTGATTCGAAATACCGTTTAGTATTAGATACGGAGGTTGAGTGTATTTCGGTGAATCCGCCTGGAACTGTGAAAGAAAAACACGAACGAGCAAGCGACAGCGAGAGCGGTAGCGGTAGTGAAAGCAACAGCAACAGCGACAGTGGAAGCGACAGTGACAGCGGAAGTGATAGAGAAAACAAAATATATACTGTAAAGATAACTCCTGAAATTATTAGCTACATCCGCAGTTATCTGCGAAAGACCGATTTTCTCGACGAATTTGATTTGATTACTGAAATCGAACTTGATAATTATGACCACGCCCCTGGAACGGCGCTTGTATTTAATTCCGACTCCATCGTGTATATAACAAACAATCAAACGATAGAGGCTGTTGGTGATTGGGAATACCTTCCATCTGAGAAAGTAGAAACCAAACATAAATCCTCGAAATCGAAGTCAAAATCGAAGTCGAATGACGAGGACACATACGATGACTCGCGTAATAAATACAAAACAAAGGATGATGAACTTCCTGTAAGTGAAATCGAGCATATTCTTACAGCTAAATTTGAAGAATACAATAAAGGTCACGAATTTGTAATTCACGAATCTAAGAATAATCTTCTTTGTTTAAAGATTAACTCGGTTGAAATCGTGAAAGCTTAATCACATGACAATATCATAATCATTCACAGTAACAGTCAATTATGATATTGAATAAAATATTATTAAACGTAGATAGTTTCAGGGATAGGAACGGTGGTATTCGACGCATCTTCCGCTGCTGCCTCTGCTGCTGCCTCTGCTGCTGCCTCTGCTGCTGCCTCTGCTGCTGCCTCTGCTGCTGCCTCTGCTGCTGCCTCTGTCGCCTCCGCTGCCACTTCCGTCGCCTGTGCTTTTTGTAACGCTTGATATTTTTCATGAAGCATATGATACTCATGGTTCAATCGTGCTATTTCTTGATCACGTGACGCAACATCGCGTTGTAATGCTTGAAGAATATCAACAATCTGTTTGTTATTCAACGTAACCGGTGGTTGACCATCTTGTTGTAACACAATATTACCGCCCCCTCCGGCCGCCGCCGCATCTTGTGCCATCTTTTCACGTTCTTTCTCAAGCTGTAATGTTTGCGCGATCACATCCGGTTTCATTTCGGGTCGTCCGGGTTCATAATTCGCCAATACACCTTCTAATTCATTCATATAAAAACGACGAAGTTCGTTGTCTTTGATAAAATCCATCACCTTCTTCGGTGAATCTCTCACCACATCCGGATTGGCATTTACAAGCAGCTTACGTTTATCGAATGTATTATGTTCATGCGAAAATACGAGAATCACTTTCATCGGATCAAGTTGGACAAACGGAACCGTGTAATCTTTCAAGAATGCGCGTTCTTCCGCCAAACATGCGTCATCATTATACCGGTTGTTCTTTATCAGCTTTCTCTTAAATGCGAATGTTCCTGCGGTGGCATGATTGGGTCCATACGGTCCAAACCGCTTCATCTGTTTGATATGTTTGAAATAAATGTAAATTTCGCTCGACCCAGCACATAATGCCTCAGGATGAGATACCAACATTTCAACCGCGTGAGAGACGCGTTTTGGTGGATAATAGTCATCGTCGTCCATATAGACCAGTATTTCGCCACGTGACTTCTCGTGGAGCAAATTACGCTTTCGACCCAACGTCATTTTTGTATCATATTTAAAATACTTAACTCGAGGATGCGATGCTACGAGGTCTTCGATCGGGTCGGTTCCGTCATCAATAATAATCCATTCCATGCGATCTTGTGGATAGTCTTGTTCATTAAAACAACGAATCATAGCGTTAATAAAAGGCCTGCGATTAAATGTAGGCGTGCATACACTCACAAATGGATATTTTTTAAAATATTCTGGAGTTGATTTTTCGATACCGGACGCCGCCGAGGCCGAGGCCGTCGATGCTGCCGACGCCGCCGATGCTGCCGATGCCGATGCTTTCTTTCCACCCATATCGTATAAATTTGGATATAATAGTTCTTATACGATATTATTTATGTTGTTTACTCGCGGCTTCGCTCGGCTCCGCTTCGCTCGGCTCCGCTTCGCTCGGCTCCGCTTCGCTCGGCTCCGCTTCGCTCCGCTATCCGCTCCAATTCTTAATCGAGTTAATAAAATCCATGATTCCTTGCCAGTAATGTGTAAGATACAAGACAAGTAACATCAGAATCACAATCGCCGCAACATTAATATCTAAATACTCAAAGGCGTAATACATTAAGGTCAAGTTAAAGAAGAAGAATATAATAGGAACATACCGAGCGTATAATTCGCGATACTGCTCCCAGTGAAGAAGAGGGTAAATAAATAAAGTTCCGATGAACTGAACCAATTGAACAAAATACGAAACCACCGGAAATATACCTAGACCAAAACCTGTAAATATAGACCATAATGAACCGCCAATAAATTCTTTACGATGGTCGGTCGGATTCAGAATCATTCCTATCACTGTTGTAAAAAATGGACCACCCATCAACATAAACCCGACAATTAGTAAAAATACAAACGGGATTAATATAATAATCAGCGGCGATACAGCGTCATATAATTCAACAGGAATCGCGTTTGAAATACGTGTGATTTGTTCAAATATATAGGACAACATCGCACGGTCCGATGAAAATGAAAATATGAATGCGTTATTGATCCATTGCTTAAAGCGGGCTTTAATAAATGCCCAATTCAAAAGATTTACTTTTGTTACCCCCTCGTCGACACTGTCATTCACCATATCCAAATCTTCTTTGGTCAAACAGAACCATTTAAAGACGTAGGTATCAAGAAGAATCGCGGCTTTCAAGTATATTTTTTTGGCGGTTTCAATCTTTGGATCATCCGCAATACCTCCAAACTTATCATCACAATCGGCGTCACAAGTCGTGTATTCATTCGTATAACAATATGGCCATTCGTGGCGGTCAGTCGGAAATAGTTTATTTAAGTTAAGGTTATTATTTTTGATACTTTCGGGTGCCGCAAAAAACATGATATTCACACATATCACCGAAATGATCACCGTTTCAATAAATAGCGTTAAAACACTCAGCCCGAATTCTTTCAGTGCTTCTAGGTCGAATAACGATTTTGGGTTCGCTTTCGCCACTCCCCCTGCGATGTTTGACGCTTGTTCCTTGGCTTCGCTTCCATCTCCTCCGCCTCCAAACATACTGCCTACTTTGCTAAACGTTCCTTCTTCTTCTTCTTCTTCTTCTTCTTCACCGTCGGCGTCTTCTTCGACGTCATCGGGTCGTTGTTCTTTTTCGTCGTCCGCCATTTTTGGTAAGTTATATATACCATAGATTATTATAACGTGGTTGAAACATCGAAATTTATCGCGCATACATTAGACCACAATTTCCAGATACAAATGTGAGAACATTATACCGCTCTTCAAGTATATGTAGGTCATAATTATACAAGTAAATATTCACATTCGGTTTATTCATTCCGATAATCTCTCGCGTGTTCGGATTACAAATCACTTTCACTTCGGCGGCAGAGTCCAACGGGGGATAAATCGTCGTCAGTTCGAGTTCGATCTGATTGAACTTGCTCATATTAATTGCCCCGCTTGGTTGTAGGTCAAACGGGTCCGAATTCAGACAGAAATTGTAGCAGTAGATACCCGGTTTTGCGCTTCCGCGGGTGCGTGTGTATTTCTCAACGTAGTTATAGACCCCCGCGTCAAGTAAATTCTCTCGGTATTTGCCGTTCAACGAAATCCCCAACATCTGTAAAATATCGCGTTCATTTTCGGATTGAAAATCGCCGGTAATATGGAGCCCGGTGAGTCGTTTGTCGCGCGGGTTGATGCCTGGTCCTATCCCGTTCTTCGGACCGTTCTTATCGAAGAAGTAGCGGTCATTCCCAAACGCCGGATTCAGATTTGTAAGCAGATCCGTTGTTTGGCGGATATCTTCAGTAAACGCCACCGGGCGCCAGTCATCATCGATGGGTGCGGGAATAATATCATACGGGAGGTAGTTATACGGCCAGTTGGTATAATTGCTCCATTCATTCCGGAGATTCACGTCGCTGCGTTGAAAAAACATCGTCCATGACGCCACCATCCCCATCGAATTTTCGATCTTGAGTTTCTTATTCCCGGTTACATCGTTGAACACCCAATCATAATACGATTTAATCAAGTATTTCTGCTGATTTGCGGCAAACACTTTCGATTCTTCATCCGAGAGAAAACAATACGTCGCCATCAAATGAACGTCCGCGTTCCAGTCTGTGCGAATACTCGGATATAAATTCAACGATAAATCAATACTGGGTGGTGGGTATAAAAATCGCCACATTTGGTGAAGTGGATTCGTAAAGTCGGGTTGAACAACTGGCCAGAAATTCTCTGGATCACCTACATCACGAATCGTGAATAACTCCTTCACAGGTCGCAGCGTTACATCGATCTGGAGCTGATTATACTGAAGACACACAAGTGGAAACGCCATTTTCGATGAGAGCGTGAACCATGCGTTAATCGGGATGTATATTTTACGCCCACGAATCGACGGTTCTGCGCCAGCGACATTCGACGTGCGATACGCATTTGGATATTGATTCAGTCGTGCGCCAGAACAACCGGGATTATATAATTCCGGAACATGACCGGTCATTTGATTGTATAATTCGCGCTTTGTTGCGTCAAGGTCGCGTTCTAGAATCGCCATCAGATTATTGCCGGTGAAACGCTGGAGGGTCATGCCGCCAACCGAAATCACGATCTCCTTCACCATCTGTGTGCCGATATTTTCGATCCAACGAAACTCATATGGTGCCCACATATCTCCAACTCGGGCGGGAGGATGAATCGGACTCCAAATCGTCGGCAGCGTTACACATATATACGTGTCCATCAATAATTCCGCATATCTGGGTATATAAAACGTGAATTTGGACTCTTCGGTCATACGTAACTTCTTCTGACCATCGAAATCAACTCTAAACTTTTGAAGACCGAAATTCGTATATTTAAGGTATGTGCTTTTGAAAAACGACTTTTTGGGGTTACCGTTGAGAATAACATTCTGATTGCCTGTAGCAACCAAATTCAATAAACCACCGGTCATTTAGTATGTTATTTTGTTATGTTATAATAACTTTATATAAAAATCTTATTCTAATATTTTATTATATATAGTAAGAGGAATGAAAGAGAATCAAGTAGAATTCGTATTCATAGGTATTATTATTATCGTTTTCGCAACATGGAAGATATCAGAAATGATTAAAACAAGATGCTATGAAACGAAAGCTCTTGGAAAACGAGGGGTAGCATCATCGGCCGCACCATATCGCGAAGGCTTCGGCGTTGATGACGGTCATCTCATGGAAAAAATTGCGAATTTATTCAAAACGCCCCAACCGCCGGTATTATCCACAGAGAATTTTACTGTTGACACACCCGAGGGAGAAATGACGGTTCATCAGCGAAAAAAAGCGGCAACCAATCTGGATACATTCGAGATGAAAACGACACCTTCCCAGCCACCGGTCACCACACCTCCGCAGCCACCGGTCACCACACCTCCGCAGCCACCGGTCACCACACCTCCCCAGCCACCGGTCACCATAGTAAAAGAAGGCCTCGAAAATCCGGATGAAAATACGAAGACATCCATCGAAAAAAATATTACATCGATAAATCCGCAAGACAATCAAAGTAAGTTTAAATTGCGTGATTACTATATCAAATCCGCTTATAATGCGTTCAACCCAGACAAATTCAAGAACTCTACTGTAAGTATGGATGCGTTTCTTTACGTGGTCGCACGTGGTTGTCGCTTTATCGACTTCGAGGTCTTTTCAGTTGATAATCAGCCGGTGATCGCGTCTTCATCGGTGAATTCCTATAATTACAAAGAGACATACAATCATATTCCGGTTAGTGAGGCTTTTGAAGTCCTAGGAAGTTACGTTTTTTCTGGAGCAAAATGCCCCAATCCAGGCGACCCTTTTATTATTCATATGCGTATCATGTCTCGTAACGTCACGATGTATGACAACCTCGCGAAAATAATCTCTCAAAGCAAAACGGTTGCGCGGAATCTATTGGGTCCGAAATATGGTCGCGAATACCAGACAAAGGATTTAGGAAACGAAAATTTGCTTGATTTTAAGGGCAAAATTATACTCATGGTAGATGGAACCAATCCGACGTATCGAAACACAAAACTCTTTGAATTGATAAATATGAGTTCGAATTCATTATTTCTCTCGAAGTATACTTATTTTGGTGTGAAAAATGTTGGCGATCCACAAGCGTTCAAAGATGCGAATAAGAAAAATATGTGTCTGGTAGTTCCGGATAAGGGTGGTCGTCCGTTCAACGATGGACACAACGGTCCATTCACGTGGGGTTGTCAAATCGCAACGATGTGTTTTCAAGAAGAGGCACGTGATGAAAAGCTCAAAGCGTATGAAGACAAGTTTGCGTCGGTGGGGTATGCGTTTATCTTGAAGCCGGAAGATTTGCGGTATGTCCCGATTACGATTGCGCCACCAGCACCGCCGAACCCGAAGGCATCGATGGAGGCGCGACCCGCAGAAGCCGCAGGTGGTGTCAAGATTACGCTTTAATCATATTATCACCACCGGCAGGCGGATGCTACGCTACGCTACACTACCGCTGAATTATATTCTAATGATAATGTAGTAGAATATAATGTCGGATTTATTACTACGCGGTGGTGCTCGTCATGATGACAACGCCAATAAAAAAATGTCCTTTGAAGAAAAAGAACTCGAAATCCTGCGTGAAGCCGTCGATTTAGTTGAAAAGCGGAAAGGCGCCGCTGTCATTAAAGACCCCAAAGTCCAAGAAATCATCTCCATCGTGGAGAAATTCATCGCAGATAAGAAACTTGTATGTTATGGTGGGACAGCGATCAACAATATTCTCCCAGAAGATGCGCAGTTTTACAATAAGGATATTGAACTTCCCGATTATGATTTTTACTCTGACAAAGCGCTTGACCACGCAAAAGAGCTCGCAGATATTTATTATAAGGCGGGTTATGAAGACGTCGAAGCAAAATCCGGTGTTCATCATGGAACTTATAAAGTGTTCGTCAATTTCACAGGAATCGCCGATATTACGCAAATGGAACCCGCGTTATTCAAGGCAATCTCTCGAGATGCCATTATTAAAAAGGGAATATCTTATGCTCCACCCGACTTTCTTCGTATGGCGATGTATCTCGAACTCTCGCGTCCGGATGGCGATGTCTCTCGATGGGAGAAGGTTCAGAAACGTCTTACGTTGTTGAATACACATTATCCGCTTAAAGGGTATAACTGCGATAAAATCGAATACCAACGAGGATTTCAAGGTGCGACTTCTTCGAATACCGGTGAAATTAGTATTTCAAGAAAAAGGGGTGCGACTGCGACTGCGACACGGACTCGCTCTCGCTCACGGACGGTAAAACGCGGCGGCGCAAACAACGGAAGCGCAAAAGCACGAAAACGTGAAGCAATACGAGAGATTATGAAAAAATACAAGGGGTTGGACGCCTATATGAAACATCTGTATTACGGGGTTCGTTCGCATGAAGAATCGATGGGTGATTTTAAATACACTGTCGAAGAAGATAAACTAAGCAGGCGTTATCGTTTAATTGCGACATATGAAAGATTGTTTGGTGATGACGATGAGTATGTATTATATTCGATGAAAGCGAGAGATTTGGACGCGGAGGCAACGCCGACGCCGACGCCGAAACCAAGTCGGTCTCGGTCTCGGTCTCGGTCTCGTGACCCAGAGTATTCCGTAAATAAGTCACAACTTTCTTACAGTAGTCACAGAGAGAAAGAACTCGCAGAAACCGATATTTATAATATTGTCCGCGGCGTCTTCATAAAAAACCGCGCGGTTTTCTTCGGTGGTTACGCCAATATCCTGTATTCACGATATATGCCGAAACACCAACGTCGCATCATCCAAAAAATCCCCGACTTCGATATTCTCTCGGAAAACCCGCGCGACCTCTGTGATGAAGTTGTCCGAGAGCTTACCGCGCATAAATATACCGGCGTCAAATATACGAAACACGCTGGTGTCGGCGAAGTGATTTCCGAGCATTATGATATTCGCGTTGGTGACGAGGTCATCGCGTTTTTATATAAACCTCTCGCATGTCATAGTTATAATACGATCCGGATAAACGGCGAGGGCGATAGTCAACGGGGGGGACATGGCGAATCAATTCGTATTGCGACGATCGATACGATGTTGAGCTTTTATCTCGCGTTCATCTATGCCGACCGCGTTTATTATGACATCAATCGCATTCTTTGTATGTCGCAGTTTCTTTTTGATGTCCAACAACATAATCGACTCAAACAGACAGGTTTATTACGACGTTTTAGTATTAACTGTTATGGCAAACAACCCACGTTGGAGTCGATGCGATTTGAGAAAACGGCGAAATACGAGGAGTTGAAAGGAAAGCGAGGGTCGCGTGAATTCGAGGAATGGTTTCTTCGTTATGTTCCGTATGAGAATACGAGTGCGAAGAAGACACGGAAGAAAGCGCGAAAGTAAGGAGTAGTCGCCTTAGCGGAGTCCCTCTCCCAACTTCTTGAAAATCAAGGTAATCACGAAGAATGTCCCCGCAAACATCGCGCTAGTCGCGGTCAACCCCATGATTTTGAAGTTGCCATCTTCGCCAAATAATGACGGTAGAAAATGGAGCAGTTGTGCGCGAAATACTGGCATCTGAAATATGAAATAGAGGACGCCGATGAGAATGGGCATTTGAAGATCATAATAAATCGCTTCGATCGTGTCGATTTGATTGGACTGACGCGTATTCGCGCGAACGATGTTTTCGAATGATGTATGGTCTTTGATATAGTCGGCGTTACCGCCACCGCCACCCCCCATACCCGAGTGCGACGACTGCGGCTGCGGCTGCGGCACATAATTCGGTCTCGCCTGTTCATCGTGTGTATACACATTAGGAGTCATCGGAATATCTCTCGTTGGTATCATCGTCATACCGTTTGCGCTGGCCCGCTGGACACCTTGGAGGACTTCATTCATCATGTTGTTCGGGATTTGTTGCTCTTGCTGTTGGTGTGGCTGTTGTCCGTCTATCATCGGCGAGTAGATGAGAGGTGCCCCACCACCACCTGCGTATCCAGAGCTTGGTGTTTGACTACTTAAAGGCAAGTCATCGATACTGGTTGTGTCGCTCATCGAATCGAAATAATATGTCTAAATAAGAAAAAATAAGAATATACATATGTAAAGAACGAAGACTTATAAACTGGACGCAGCACACAATCTGCCTAAAACATCAACATGTCGTTTGCGGATGGTGCCGCCGTCATAATCTTTGTAAGCTCTTGCGTTAAATAATTGACGGTCATAGTTTTACTCGCAAGTTCCAGTTCCATCTTTCCGATCATGATTTTCTGGGCATGAACAACATCGCGGAGTTTTTGATTTTCTGTGAAGAAGTTTGACTTGTTAGTATTCAAATCTTGAAGCCATTTCTCGTGCGTTTTTGTTTTACAGTGTGCGGCAAATAATGGACCGGAAAGATACACTTTGTCTTTACGAGTGCCGCATGGGCATCGCAATCCATTTGCGAGGGCGTTTGTATTGAATGACGGGACTTTGTCGATGTAGTTGCCTTTATCATCGAGATTGGGTGAGTAAACATCGGGTTCGGTTGCGAGTTCCATCCTGTCGTGTCGTGTCGTGTCGTGTCGTGTGTATTTCGTTATAGTTCGTATTACAATAATGAAATAGTTTACATTAAATTTTTATTTGAGACGCACTTCCTTCTTCCCCGCCTCGCATTTCACCGACTTCGTTTTATATTCATAACACTTGTCGTCCAACTTATACGTATCTTTTTCTAAATCCTTAAGTGGCGGTGCGCGAAATTGGATACATGACCGATCCTTACACACTTTACGAAAAAGCGAGGCGATGCCTAGACCAAGAACAATCGATATAATAATACGCCCTGTTTCGGTATGAAGCAGACGTTGAAAACCCATTATAACTACTCTTTTACTCTAATATATACGGATATAAATTCGGCTCGACTCGGCTCCACCGGCTCCACCGGCTCGGCTCCACTTCGTTCGCTCGGCTCCACCGGCTCCACCGGCTCCACTTCGTTCCGCTATTGAACCGGTATTTTCTTCACTTGACCCTTCGCCTTCGCGCAGCTCACCTCTTTCGCATCAAACGAAAAGCAGTTATCGGCGTTGTCTTTAAATTGAAAATTGCGGATATTATCAGGGGTCGGGTAAACATAAATAATCTTCGGGTTCGGAACCGAAATGTATACATAAAATAAACCCACAGCGAGGCTTACGATGAAAATCGGAAGAGAAATAAATTTAAATATGTCGAGCATTCGTATCGTGTCGTGTCCGTATCGTATCGTATCGTATCGTATTATATTATACTACGATAATTATTGTCTCACCGATGATGGATTTCGTGCCCCTGCCGGCACAGCCACAGCCCCTACCGGCTTACTCACAATTCGATTATCCGCAATCCACTTCGGCATAATGACCGGCATATAAAGCTCGTTGTAACTATACCGTTTTTGCGAGAGATTGAATTCTTTGTCATTATACATTTGAACGAGCGCACCATCCGCGTTTTCGGTGGTTTCTACTTGAGAATAAATATACTTCGTCTCTCGCAACTTCATAAATGCCGGCTCGATATCCTGCTGATAAAGAACAAGAATATCGTCGATGATACTCCGGTTCTTCCATTCCGTATCACGAAACTCCGTCATATATTCCTTAATCAGCGCGATCTTCTCGGTAATTACGCGAGTATGGGTTTCCGTATCCTTACGCCGGTCATCATTATCCGTAACACTCAAATAATACGTGCGAAATTCAGAATACATCTTCATTTGTTCTTGTAATTTATGTTGAACCGCGTCAAACTGTTCTAATAGTTCATCCTCGCTAATAAACTGGAATAAGAGGTCGAGTTTCATGCGGATGATTTCATCCTTCGTTGCGCGGACTTCTTCGAGAGATTCATTCATCAACGTTTCTAAACTAATGTATTTGCCGCGGGAGACTTCAATATGAAATCCGCATGGTTGAGAGATATTTCCGCAGATCGCCTTCAACTTACCATCGGTCTCGGTAAATACCGACCCTCCCTCTTGCTTACACACAATACATGCCGGTTTAATGAGTGCGAGGCGGCGAGCTTTTTGTTGTGCGGAGAGAGATTTCCAGTTGATGACCGGGTCGTTAATTAGACGCTGTCGGCGTTTTTCAAGCGCCGTATTATATTTATCTTTCATCGAATAATACCCGTGGGTTGCGTCGTTGATCCGCGTGCGCTCTTCTTCTGGAATAAGTTGGTATGGATAAATCATACCGCGAAATTCGTTAGGGTCAGCCGCTCGTTGAAGATGTTTTTTAAGCGCGTCTTCTTGTTTTTTTGTGACTTCTAAAAGGACGCGAGTTGCTTTCTTTAAGTTGTCGCGTGTATCCTGAGCTCGTTTTTGTTCCGCAATACGAGATACGGCCATTCCGCCATACTGTGTTCGTTCTTGGATTGCTGCGTGTAGGTCTTGATACACCGAAGATGTTGTCATGTTATTACTACATTTAGTATAGATAAATCTATTTACGCCGCTACGTGTAGCTACGTGTCCAATACTCTTCATCCGGACTCTTCCAAAGCGGTAAGTTCGTCAGCATCCCCATTCCATTCCCCGCCGGATGTATTCGCGCATCCATCGGTATCCCTTTACTTTGCGCATAATGTGTCGCGTTGACCATCTTCAACTTCGAGAGAATATATTCCTGTTGCTTTCGTTGTTTTGCTTCCACTTCCTCAGGAGTTGGTTTGCCTTTATATCGAAAATATAAAAACACGCCTAAACATATGAAAAATGCGACACCCGCAACGAAATTAAAGTGTCGCGTATGATAATATTCTTTAACTTTATGACATTGCTCGAGAGATTTACTCAAAAAGTAACGAACACCTGGTTCAATAAGGGTGGGAGCTGGCGCGTTATCATTCATTACTAGTATAATATGGAATAATAATGAATTTATAAAAACGCATCATCTGCTCATGTATCCGGCGGTTCAAAAACACAATAAATAATACCGGTATATTGTAACACGAACGACGCGAACCGTAATGGCGGAATTAAGTTCATCTGTCGCAATTTTCTTTTTTTTGGCCGTATTTGGGGCTTATTCGTATTACAAACATACCAAAAAGGGTGTGCTCAGTGGCGGGATTACAATCCTCTTTTTTTTAGTGCTTATCATCGGCGAGTATTTCATTAATCTGGCGATGTCGAAGGATATTTGTGGATTCGACCAAGAGAAAACCGCGTTAATCGCAACTGTATTACCGTGGTTCTTAGTATTAGGTGTCTTGAAAGCTGCGCTAGTGGTGTTTCCTGGTTGGCTGACGCCATTTAGCAACACATTCGGTTATATCTTTGTTTCTGTGGTAACAGACTTGAAGGATGTTTTTAATAACATTTTAACACCGCAGTTTGATTTAGCACCGGAATCACAAAAAAGCGCCGGTGCTGGACAAAGTGGCGGATCTGGAGGCGGAGATAGCTCGGGCAGTCTTCAAGACAGCGCAGATATACCTGCGGATGAAATCAAAAACAAGCGTGATATCGGGCGGGCTTTAGAACAAATTTATACTGACCAGTCGATTCTTCTTAACGAGCTCAACCTTGATAACCTAGACAGGTTCTGGGACAGTTTCAAAGAATCCCGGTTGATTCGCCCGTCAGCCAAGGTGGAAGACCTGGAAAAAATCCGGACATTCTTAATCATGAAATCGATTGTCGGAGAGTTTATTTGGCTGGTATTATGCGGGTTGTTAGTTGTAAGTATCAGTTATAATTATATACTGAATATGGGTTGCTCATTCACACCCGAACAGCAAAAGATACGTGCTCAGGTGCTGAAAGAGAAGCAAGAAGATGCGAAGAAGAAGGCGGATGCGGAGAAGAATAAAGTGCTGACGATTACAGGTTAGATAAACACCCGTGTAGCCGGCCGTGAAATATAATACATCGCGACATACGAGAGAATTCCAAGCACGATTGCGACAAGCCATATCGGAAGGATGGTCTTACTCGAGTATCCGATCCCAAATTCGCGCAAGCTACCGTCTTCGTTATAAATAAATGCGGGATTCATGTATTGAACCAGCATAAATACGATGACATATAACAAAATCGCAGAACCTGCTAAATTATTTCGGATAAGATTTTTGATTGCGTTCATGTTTTTCTGTATTGTAATAGCCAGCCTACTAGTATATTACAATATAACATTCTATGTTATTATAACATTTATGATGTTATTATTATTATTATATATATGATGTTATTATTACATTTATCTACTCTTCATCCTCGTCATCCTCGTCATCTTCGTCTTTTTTCTTCGACTTCTTTTTCTTTGTTGCTTTCTTTTTCTTCTTTTTCGGTTTCTCTTCTTCTTCGTCACCGCCGCCTTCGCCCTCGTCTGCGTCGGCATCATCACCCCCGCGGCCATTTGCCTTTTGTATCTGTTTCCAAATAGAAAGCCACTGTGAGCATAGACACACCAAATACTGAGATAATTTTAAAACACCCTTATCATCTACGCCAGCGGTTTTATATTCTTTTTTCAAAAACGCATGGTTCTTATTCAGAAGTGATAAATATTCGTTTCCTCCTTTGATTCCATTTGCCACTTTATCTTTTATTTTTGTGATAGATTCGTCTATTTTTTCATTTTTTTTGAATGCTTCATATAGTTCGATAGAAAGAAGTAGAAATGTATATACATTTTCTTGGCTAACTTTATTCTCTTCTATTTTACGTGATCTGGACTTGAACTCCGCATTATTTTTGATAGTTGAATAAATATTTTTTGCGTTATCTTTTGTTGGTTTCTCGCCCAAATAATCTTCGAACGGCCAGTATTTATCGGCAACTTTTTGTATATTTTTCATCGCATTCGTAATACTACCTTTCATTTTACTCTTGTCAATCTTTGGCGCTGTGAATCCCAACTTCGCGCATTCTTTATTACCACCTCCCTTTTTCCCATCCATCCCTTCTCTCGCCACTGCGTCTGCGAAAAGCGTCCCCGCGACCACCACCACGAACGCCACGAATAACGCGATGCCGCCTCGTTTATAATACAAGTAAAGCAGTATCGCCGAAAGAATAATATAAATCACCGTCTTTTGATTCAACATCGTATACGGCGTTCGGTTCTTTATATTATTCAAATACTTTTTTTGTATCACGAACGGTAATTTGTTCAGTCCCAGTCGGCGGCGGCGGCGCCTCCACCTCCTCCCACGCCTTCATACGGTTCGCCTTCGTCATCGTGTCGGTGGATAAACGCATAATCGTCATCTCCCGCGTCATCGTCTTCCGGAATACCTGATGACATATCCAGTTCATGCGCCTCGATTTCGGCGGCGGTGCGATCGGCTTCCAACGCATCCATCACGTAAATCTCTCGGTTCATATCTGTGACATAGTCTCGGCGACCAAGTTGGCGCTCCTTCTGTGCGATCTTCTCCATCTCTTCGCGCTCTTCATCATAATAATCTTGGTCGTAGATGACAACACCGGTTTGCGACGTTCCGCGGCTCCATATTCCCATCTTGTGCGTTTTCATCATGTTCTCCAGTTGACGTTCACCCACCGACATCGCTCCGATTCTCTCGACAACGCCATCTTTCTCCTTGTCCTTCACACGCGTAAGTTTCTCCTTAATATTTGCCAGATTAAAGTTGATCGCCGCCTTGTCTTTCTCGATCATGCGTAAATATGCAACCATGAGTTCACTCACACGTTGGCCAAGCGCCTTTTTATCACCGAGTAGAGTATCCATCTCCGAGAGAAGTTGACCTTTATCTGCGGCGGCAACATCGGCAGAGTAGAGACGCGAGTGTGGGTCAATATCATCACGTTCGGCGTCTTCTTCTTCGCGGTAACTAGCGGTTCGGGTGATTGCGCCTGCGGTGGAAGCAGTCTCAGTCATCGTTTTTCGTCCCTTCATACTGGTTTTACTGGTCTTGCCCGCTGCCGCACCCGCACCCGCACCCGCACCATTTCGTCGAATGACGCGTGTTGGTTCCGCCTGATAAATCGTAACCGGCGTTTCAACAACAAGTTGAACGAATGTTCGCATAAACGAGAGAAAGTAGAAGAGATACAAATTACGCACGATATTACGGTCGAATATAGAATACATCGTAAATATATTCTTGCGCGTAGAATGCGGGACCTTCTCTCCGAGTTCTTTCTCAATATCTACCTCACGCGGGACCATCGCGCTAAGGCCACCACCACCACCTACCCCTTGAACCGCTATCGCCGCTGCTGCTGCCGCAATCTTCGCGTCCTTCTCTTCATCGAAGAAGATTTCCGCCATAAACGGCGTATTTTCCATCATCACCTTCAAATCACGAACATGATGTTCCGCATGACGCAATACCTCTTTAATAACATAATCGTTGTAGAATGTTTTGAGAGATGTATAATGCGACGAAATAATTCCTTTGATGTCTTTCATGTGTGTTTGAGAGAACCCCCAGTGCTTGGGTATATTTGTATCGTCGAAATCCACGCCGTATTGAATAATCGACGGAATTACATCGATAAGACGTGTGAGCGTATTCTTCATGAACTGAATACTCTTTACGGTGGTTTCATCAGTGGCGGACATAAGGACGGTGCTACTCTTGTTGATTTCAAATTCGAGGATTGTATCCACGATACGCTCAATCTCTCGAAATTTGGATTTCGTTTGTTTCGCATACTGTTGAATAAA